TAAAGAGTGAATGACAGGAGGTTTGTCGCCTTCAATAGAATGAATAGCGAGAGCCAGAGCCCAGAATCTATCAGCGTGGCCGTCAGTATCAGATCTGTTGACGTCAAATCTGATATTGCCGGCTGACGTAATAACTTTTTTAACTGCGTGCAAATCATTTCGTATTGGTTCAGAAGGCGGAATTAGTATAAGTCTGTCATCGAACTGCATTTTGAGGTTTGTTGCCATAGCTTCTTTGGACTGCTGTGTGAATTTGACTTTTTCTACTCTGTATCTACCGAATGTATATTGCAATGATTCTGAGAGATTGTCGCCGATGCCGGTTGCATCTACACATGCACGCTGGAGGTTGCAGTTTTGAAAGATGTTAGAGATAATCTGCTCTTGCTCTCTATATGGAGTTTTAGCGAGTTCAATGACCTGTCGTGTATATTTGTGGTTGCCCAGCTTTTCTAATAGCCATATGACGGTGAGGTCTTTTTCTCTGCCAATATCAATGCCAGCAAAGACCTGCCCTTTGATTGTATTAGTCGGCTGAGTTGTGTTGTCCATTTCACAGGATCGTATTAGCTCGTATGTGAGGAATGCGGTTGTTTCGTCAACAGGTATGCAACAATATTCTTGCTGCCAGGTATTTTCATCAAAACAGTTTGAGCGTTGCTCTTCAAGCCAGGCTTCTTTTTCTTCTTCTGACGCCACTTTACCAAGTATTTTATCCACTAACCCTTCTGCAACGGCAAGTTGAATCGGTGTGGTATGCAGGGACCAGCTTAACTTGCCTCGCTGGGTTTCTTCGACAAACTTGTAATACCGGCAGTTTTTGCCGTTATGGGTCGATAAAATCCTGAGCGGAAAGCCCCAGGTGATGCAGGGTCTTGCAGCCTTCCAGAGATCATCCTGGCTATCATGATGAGCAAATTCATCAAGGACAACTTTGCCGCCTTTACTTCTGAACCCTTTGGGATTGGAAGAGAGAGCGTGTATTTTGGTGCCGTTGGCAAACTCAATCACGAAGGCTTTAATATCTTTTTCAGAATCTATGACCACCTGCCCTAGCGGCTTTGCAGCCATATTAAAAAGTTTTGTCCACTGCTCACAGTAGGCAATATATTCTCTGGCAGCGGATTCATCAGCAGAGGAAAACCAAACAGCCGGCACCTTCTTTGATACACAGTCTCTCACATCTTCATAGGATTGAACGTAGGTGGCTCCGATTCTTCTTGATTTTTCCCAGATTTTAATCGGGCTCTCATCAGCCAGCCATCTTAATTGATACGGGAGAAAGTATTGATTACTCATCTTTGCCTCCCGTCTTGATGCCTAAAACCTCTGCTTCAATCAGAGAGACAAGATCTTTCGTGAGACCTTTGTTTTGCTCTTTTTCCTCTGATTTAGTGATAACATCCTCATAGTCTTTCACTTTGGTTATCAAAGGGAGTATTCTTGCCAGAGCATATAGTCTACCGGGATCAACTTTTTCTTGCCTGTCTATATCAGATTTAATCGATTCCATCAGCTTTCTCGAAAACTCATAAAGTTCTTCATGAAAAGACAGTTTTGATTGAATATATTTCTTTCGCTTGGTTTCCCAGTCTCCCATTGACTTCCAGGAGCTCAGGGTCTTTTCATTGAGCTTAAGCCTTGATGCAATCTCGGAAAAAGTCATCTGTTCTATGACATACAATCTTTCAGCTTCTGCAAAATAGATGTTGCGTTTAGCCAAGATCCTCCTCCAGGTTCTTAATTTTGATCTTTAACTCTTTCATAGATTCAATATTGCTTTTGAGGCGTTCGATGGCCTGCAGGGCTTTATCTATATCTAAAGTCGTTAAATCATCTTCATAAGGAGAGATATATGTGCGAATCAAGATAATCAACCCGGCAGAATCAGCATCAAGCTTTTTGAGTTTTTGTTTTGATTCAGAGAGAAGGCCTTTTAGTTTCAATCTTTCAATATTCATTGTATTTTGAACTCCTTTTCACAAGCGGGCACCACTGGTTTGAATCCATCTTTTCAGAAATTTTCGTCAGCAGGGTTGAATGGTACTGGTTCGTCTCAAGCATCTCCTGCAGGAGCGAAAAATTGCGCTCTTCTCTTTTTGACTGCTCTTCAATCAGCTTTTCAAACGTCTTAACCTGCGCCTGATGGTAGAGATACCAGATAAAAAAGATCAGGCCGGGAAAGCCAACACTTTTGATTACCTCAAGAATAAGGGTAAATTCCTGCATAGTTTTTCCTCTTTTTTGTTTTTAGAGTAACTTCTGACACGATAAAGTTCAAATAAACGATTTAAGAGGTTTTTACTTAAACCATTTATTTGTTTTTGTTTTAAACACAGGCTATACTGCCTTTCAAAAGTCACAAAATATGAAGGGCAGACATTTTTATGAATAAAGGAAAAAATATTTTAAAATCCAAAACCTTCTGGCTCAATGCTCTCTCAATATGCTTGTCCAGGCAAAGACCGGATTCGTTGTTGATCCGGCTAGCCAGGCCATCGCACTCGGTTTTGTGAACACCCTCATCAGAACCGTTACCAAAGAACCAATAACCTGGCAAAAGGATTAATTCATGAAGTTTTTTGAAATATTTAAAGCCGGTAACTACCCCCAGGGAGCCTTTACAGAGTCCGATATCAACGCTCTTTGTTCTCACTACGACCCTTCCTTCTGTGAGGCTCCCCTTACTTTAGATCACACACAGAAAGGCCCGGCGTATGGCTGGGTAGACTCAATGAAAAATGAGAACGGGAGCCTGAAAGCCTCCTTCAGGGATGTCACAGAAGACCTCAAAGAATTCGTTCAATCCGGCAAGTATCGAAAGGTGTCTGTAGAAATTTATAGAGATCTTGAAGGTAGAAAACCGTATCTTAAGGCGGTTTCCTTTTTAGGAGCCGCCATTCCTCAAGTCAAAGGCATGGAGCCGATCGAGTTTAAAGAATCGCCTTCTGATGTCTATACGTTCGAAATTGAAGAAGAATCCACGGAATCCAAAGAGCTGCAAGAGATTCAAGACAATATCCAGAAACTGAATACCTCTGTGAGTTCTTTTAACGAGCAGCTTGATAAACTCAACACCCCTGAAAAGAAAGAGATTCAGGAAGCAAAAACACAAATTGTCACCCTGCAAGAAAAAGTAGAAGATCTCAGCCAGAAACTTTCTCAGTATCAAGAGAGCGAAAAGCTCCGCCAAAAATCAGAAGAAGAGCTTAAAAGCCTCAAAAGTCAGATGCGTCAAAAGGAATTCGAACAATTTCTTGATGAGTATCTCTCTAAAGGCTTTTTAACCCAGGTTCAAAAACAACATATTGTTCGTATTTTCTCATCTATGAATATGATTGCCTGCTTTGGTGAAGAGGATGAAGCAATAGTTCAGCTTAAAGAGCTTGTGAAAGCTCTTCCCAGGCAGGTTGTTTTTGAAGAACTGGCTACCAAAACCAATCAAGCTCCAAGAGAGCCGGATATTTCTCACTTTGAAAATGCCAGCGAAGAAAGCCTGACACTCTACAAAGAAGCCAAAACCCTCAGTGAAAAAGAAAACATCTCGTTTCGAGATGCCCTACTCAAGATTAACAGGAGGTGGCAGTGCCACTGACCACATAAGGGGCAAGCCCCTTCGCCTACTTCGTAGGCTACCCCATACAATAACATTTATATGTCACCAATAGGAGTAAATAATGGGACGACTTGAAGACCTACGGATTAACGCCTATCTCTCGGAAGTTGCCCGGGGATATAAAAATAACGCATTTATTGCCGATGCACTCTTTCCTGAAATAGAATCAGAGCTTGAAAAGGTCGATATCTTTGAATTCAACAAAGAAGCCTTCTCGGTCTATAACACAGAACGAGCCATCAGGGCAAATTCAAACGTAGTAAGCCCGAAAGGATTCACCAAAAAGACCACTACATTAACAGAGCATGATCTCGCCTATCCGATCGATTACAGGGAAGAGGAAGAATCCAAAAAGGTTAAACTGCAACTCCACGCCACAAATGTAGTGACAGAAGGCTTAAGACTGAAGCACGAAAAGCAGTGTGCCGATCTTGTCCAGGATGCCGATAAATTTCCGACAGGGCATAAAGTGACGTTGTCAGGAAACGATAAATTCTCTAATTACAGTGAAGAAGAAGCAACAAAGTCTGACCCTGTAGGCGTGATTGAAGATGCCAAAGATACCATCGCCGGTAAAATTGCCCAGGATCCCAACACAATGGTTATCGGTCTTGAGACCTGGAAAGTACTCAAACGCCACCCACAATTACAGGGCCTCATTAGCAATAACCAAAATAAAATTGTGACCTTAAACTTCCTCAAAGAAATCTTTGAAATACCTAATATCGTAATCGGCAAAGCTGTTTTTGTCGATGAAGCGGATAACTTTGTCCGGGTCTGGCAGGATAATATCGTCCTCGCTTATGTCCCGATGCTTAATTCCAGAACGGAATACGACCCAGCCTTTGCCTATACAGTAAGAAAGAAAAACTCCCTCTATATTGACGAGTACGAAAAAGAAGGCAACAAAGTGAAGTATATCCGGGCCACTGATATCTATACACCATTCCTTGTCGGTGCAGAGGCTGGATACTTGATTAAGGATACAAATTGACATTAGCCCTTGCAGCTTGCTGCTTAGGGATATGTCATCCTGAAGGAGTATAACGACTGAAGGATCTTTTGAAACAGGAACAATAAAAGTGCGACGTGGGGATCTACTCTAACATCAAAGAAGAAATCTCCCGAAAAATAAGGAAAAAACACGTGAAATACAAAGTCAAACATATTGATATCAGGCACCAGAAAAAGCTTTACCCTGAAGGCTCGATCATTGAGCTGGAGGAGGAGAACGCTAAAATCCTTGACCCGTATCTTGAGCCATATCAAGAAGAACCCAAAAGCAAAAGAGGCAAAAAATCAAATCAACAGGAGCCTGAACCTACAATAGAATTAAATGACAATCAGGAGAATAAAGAATGAGTGTTAAATTAATGAAACCCGGTGTGGTGGAGAGTATTCAAGCTCAAGCCGACCTGGTTAAACACAGATTTATTGGGTTTGATGGCAATTATTGCGTGGCAGATGCCAAGTCGCTCGGTGTCTCTCAAACAGACACAGAAGAGCTTCAACAATGCCCTGTAATTGTAACAGGCATCGCACTGATAGAATCCGGCGAAGCTATTAATGCTGGAAATCCTCTTGTGGCTGGAACAGATGGTGTGGCACTTGTAGCTACAAACCTTGCTGTTTCTGTTTCTGTACCTGAAGGCTCAACAAATGTAACTTCTGATGCCGCTCAACCTGATCTGACTGAAACCCTCACAGGATCTGTGACTCCGCAAGCCATTAACGGCTATGCCCTCGATGAAGCCAGCGATGCCGGAGAAATTATTAGAGTCCTGGTAACCTAATGCCTTACTGTGATCCTTACGATATTCTGCAAGTTTTGCCTGAAATTGAGCTGATCCAGCTTACAGATGATACCAATACCGCTATTAATTATGACGTATTAAACGCTGCTATCAGTTTTGCAGATACAACTATCAACAGCTATTTACGCTCCCGCTATACATTACCTCTTGCTGAAATTCCTGAACTCATTAAAGTCTTTGCTATTGACCTGACTATTTATAGGCTCCATTCCAGACGCATGATCCGGGAAATGCCTGAAAGCATACTCAATTCATACAAAACCGTCATCGCTGAACTGGGCAAGATTCAAAAAGGCATCGTCTCACTGGGGCTTGAATCAGAATCGGAAGATACCCAACTCTCAGGCCATCGGGAGTTTATCTCTAATAAAACAAACACCGACAGGCTTTTTTCAAAAGAGGTGATGGATGGATATTAAAGAGTTAGAAACCGCTATCGTCACCAAAATCAAAGAAGCCCTGCCTGACTTGCTTGTCGAGGCTTACCCGGATCACCCATCCAGTTTTAAAATGATACACCCGAAAGGAGCTATTCTCGTTCATTATTCAGGATCCAGATTTTTGCCTTCGCTTTTTGAAGAGGTCATCGTCCAGGAGCGAAAAGTTTCTTATGACCTTATCCTTTTAAACCGTTCTCTGAGAAGCAATGGCGGTATTTACGACACGATGGATAAAGTTCGAGAAGCCCTCACCGGCTTCCAAGTGGCAGTGCCACTCACTTCAGAGGGGGAAGACCCCCTACGCACTAACGTGCTACCCCTCGCTACAAAGTTTTACCCGCTCGAAGAAGAATTTATCCTCGAAGAAAATGGCCTCTGGCAATACGGGATGAGGTTTGAATGTTTCACAAAACAAATAGAAAAAGGATACGAGATTTAAGGAGATAAAATATGACGTTTATAGCGCCCAATAGTGTTAATACCAAAAGGCTCAGCCTCGGTGGCGGGACAGTCTATCTCTCGCCCAATCCGGTCACCAGTAAAGCCAACCTCCCCACAGATTTTAGAAACCTCGGCACCATCGATAAAGACAACACCAGCGAGTTTAACTTTTTGATGGATAAACTCCAGTGGAAATCTGGCACACCAAGTAAAACAGTTCTTGAAGCCATCATCAATCAGGAAATTTCTTTTGCCTCACAACTTTCTGAAATAGATGTCAACAGCTTAATGTTGGCTCTCAACACACTCCCTACGCCAACATACGGAACAGGGTCTGCAACCATCCTCGCATCTCCAGCTCCTACAACATCGACCTTTACTTTATCCAGTGCAACTAACTTCGCTATAGATAAACTGCTTGAAATAGACCTGGATCCTGCAGGATCAGGAGATAAACACTACAGAAGAATAAAACTTCTCTCAGAAGAAAATGTCACCCTCGATGAAGCACTGAAAGAAGCCCCGGCAGAAAATGATACCGTCAAAGAAGTCTCTAAAATGGAGTATATGCTCGGTAATTCTTCTACAACTCTTTACTACGGATTTAAATTTGAGAAAAAACTCCCTATTCTCAACCAAAAACTCACTATTATACTCTTTAAGGTGGCTATGTCAGGTCAAATAGCCTTAAGCTTCCAGGATGATATTAAAAACGTCATCCCGGTAAATTTCTCTGCTATCTCTGACCCTGCAGTAGAAAGCGGAGCCCTTGGTGTGGCTTACTTAGAGCCACTGGCCTCCTAATGAAAGGAAAACAAATGACAAAGAAAACCGTTGAAACCATAGCATATAAAATTCCCACTGACGGCAAAATCAAAATTGTCGACCGTGAAATTGATCTCCTGCCGATGCCCTTTGAATACGAAAAAAGATTTTTAAATCTAATAGGAGAGCTTCTCAATAAAACCATTAAAGCCAATACCCCGGATGAAGATCCTAATATATCAACCGTCTTAACTTCTATACGTGACCTCCTGACTGATTCTCTCTCTTTTGAATGGCTTGAAATACTGCCTGATCTGGTGAAAATCATTGCTGATTCTTATCAGCTAGGCTTTACACGTGAAACCATCAAAGACAAAATGTCCATTCCCCAGATGATCGAGGCTATTGTCTGTCAATTTGATTGCGACCGCACATCAAGCGAAATAGCCTCGGCTTTTTTTCTTCGCATAACCAAAAAGATACCCAGTATAGATCAACTGACAACTCTACTGGCTGTGATAAACAGTATTGTGAGCTCTCAGAATATACCCTCTTCGAGCGACTTGCAGAACGATACGGAACCACCCCGGGAAAACTGATGAGACGCTATGCCTGGGCGGAAATCCTGATCCTATTGCATATCATCCTGAAAAACTCTGAGAAAAACAAAGCCCCCAAAGACTCTTTAGACGCTGAACTCGATGAAATAAGGCAACTCGAAGAAGTTGGATTTTTACCTAAAGGATCAGCCGAGAAGGCATATAGGGAACGTTTTGATGACTCATAA